AGGCGGCTCATGGCTGGAATGCTACTCGCTACCTCTGGCAGTTTGGCACGGAGGCTAACACTCCTTCCTATGTACTGGATGAGACTAGCAATGGCGCCCGTATCACGGGTGTTGAGATAGAAAATGCTCGGATAGATCAGTGGGATTTAAAGACCCTGATTAGTGGCGGTCCTAGATTTGGCAGGCCATTTAGGTGGGCCTTTGAGGGTACTGATGGTGCAGGCAATCTGATGATGCGCTTTGACAACATCCCTGATGCTGTATGGCCTATCACTGTATTGGGCTGGCGTCAGCTACCGGATTTAAAAAACGACACAGATATGCTGAGGGTTCCTGATCAGCCTGTTCTCTATTACGCCTTGGCTTTAGCGGCTAGAGAGAGAGGTGAAGTGGGAGGCCAAACAGCGGCAGAGCTATTTAACATGGCTCAGCAGTACATATCTGACGCCATTGCTTTAGACGCTAACCTTTCACCTACTGAATATACATGGGCGGTAGTCTAATGGCGCAACCCGTACGACAGGTAGGCATACGAGCGCCGGGGTTTCAGGGGCTTAACACTGAGCTGTCTCCCTTGAACGGCGACCCTGAGTTCGCCCTGGTTGCTGACAATGTAGTGGTAGATCAGATTGGTAGGCTCATGGCTAGAGAAGCGTTCTGTGATTACCTTGATCTCACTGCTCAAGAAAACTCTGAAATCATCAAGATGAAGCAACATGCGACAAAGCATGATAAGACTCATGGAATTCATAAGCAGTCACCCGTTTGGATCTATCGCTATGGCGCTACTCAGGACGTTGAAAATAGCGCCCGTATCCCTAGAGGCATGGGTATCGTTAGCACAAAAGGTAAGCAGATAGAGCTTGAGGATACTGCTCAGTATGGTGGAGCAATGGAGCTTGATGGCGCTGTTGTTGAGCTAGGCGTACCTGATGCTGACTTGCTGACTGCTGAGCTGGTTGAGTTTAAAGATGACCTATTCCTATTTGCTAAGGGAGTACCTTTCAGTAGGCTGGACGGCACGACCTTTAACACTGTACCTGCTCAGACAACTGACCTAGACGGTAATAAGGTTAGCGACATTGATGGGGATATTGCTATCTCTGCATACGGCAGGCTGTGGGTGTCAGGCGTTAACGGCAACTACCATGAGATCCACTACTCTAGCTTGCTAGATGAGACTCAGTGGTATGACGCCTCTGATCTGACTACCGACACTGGAAACACAGGGGGTGTTATTGATGTCCGTGAATACTGGCCTGTTGAATCTGACACTATTGTTGGTATCCATGCCCATAATGGTTTTCTCTATGTGTTTGGTCGCAACTCTATTCTTGTCTACGCTAATGCTAATGCCGGCGATCCTGCTGGAGAGAATGGCATTCAGCTACAGGACACCATAAGCAATGTGGGATTGGTACGCCGTGATGCTATATGCAATATCGGCACTGATGTTCTCTTTGTTGATGACTCTGGTGTGCGTTCTATTGGCAGGGTAGTTCAAGAGAAGTCCAGCCCTATTGGTGAGCCTACCCTGAATATCCGCAGAGAGATTCAAGCTGTTATTCAGCAGGAGCTTGCCCTTAACCCTCTCTGGTCTGGGATCAAGATGGAGTACATGCCATCTAAATCCCTAGCCATCATGCTGTTTACTGGCTTGAGAATAGCCTATGCCCTGCACCTTAATATGCCCGCTAAGACAGGGGGCATGAAGATTACTAGGTGGACTGAGTGTTTCTGGAACGATAGCTGTGAGGTCAAGACTGCTGACGGTGACCTGATCTACCTTGGTGGCAAGGTGAATAGGGGGTTGCTGAAATATCAGGGCTATATACAGGGTGATAAAACAGGACAGCTAGAGCCTTACATCATGCGCTATGAAAGCATGGCGCTAGCAATGGGTCAGAGTCCTATGCAAACAGCTATCCCTAAGTCTATTCACTTGGTGTGCATGGGTGAGTTTATCCCCGGTCAGGCCAATGCTCTCTGGGGATTCTCTGACAGGATGATTGGTAGTAGGGAGTTTCAGATAGAGGTAGACGGTGGCTCTGAGTACGACGTCAATGAGTTTACTGATGACGGTACTGAGGAGTTGGCTGGCTTCTACCCTGATGGTGGGCCGTACTACAGGGGCTACAAGATCAATACCACAGGATCAGGTGAGCTGTTCCGTGTGGGGCTAGAAGTTAAGATTCAGGGTGGTCGCTATGCCCTGCAAGAAATAGATATTAATTCTGCTATTGGGAGATTAACGGCATGAGCAATATGGGTCCGAACCTAACGTGGGGCCAGTGGCTAGGTAGCTCGGGAGCCAAGCAACTTGGTAATAGCCTGCTAAACATTGGTGGCACAGTGGCTCCTTATGCGGCTAGTGCGGCAACTATTTATGGGGCGTTAGACAACGCGAATGACACCCGCGACATGGGTAATCGTGTTCAAGACTATCTGACAACGCTTTCTAATGATCTTAATACTGACTCTCAGTTTCAGGGGTATGGCGTTACCTCTGGCGTAGGGAATAGCACTGTTGATACAGATGGCTCTATCAATCTAGGGCTTGGGATGTACGGCAACGCACAAGATGCGGCTGATGCGGCTTATATGGCGGCGCAAGGATTTGCTAATCAATCCGCTGTCCCTATAGATCAGGCCCAGAATGATATCTATCAGTCAATCATGGCTACCCAGAATCCTGAACTTAACAGGATGCAGGCGGCACAGCAGGCTAATGAGTACGCTATGGGTCGCGGAGGAGTCCGTGGTTCGATGTATGGCGGCACTGCTGAGGACGCGGCTATGGCTAGGGCTAGAGCGCAGGCGTCCAATGAGGCGGCATTCCAAGCCCGTAAGATGGCTAGCGATGAAAGAGGAATGCTTGGTGAGCTAGCAGGCATGTTTGGTCAGGCAGGCAGTCAGGGCTTGCAGGCTTCCTTGATGCCCATGGAAGCTCAGATGCGATTGCTTCATGAGGCCAATAAGACAGGCGCTATGTCTCAGACAGGTCAGCTTACGGGTCAGGACTATCTGGCACAGCTTGCATTGGGTGGTGTAGACGCCAACGTTAACGCTATGCACTCAGCCAATCAGCTCACTGGCAACCTGTATAACGCATTGCTTAGTAACTTAGGCGGCACACAGGGGTCAAATGGATCTGCTGGATCTGGCCTGCTTGGTGCGGTTGGCGGGGCTATTAGTGGTGTGCAAAGTCTCTTTGGAACCGGGCCGTTGTCTGACATCAGGCTTAAAGAGAATGTTGAGTTTGTTGGCAGGCTGGGGGATCTCAATATGTATCAATGGGATTGGACAGATCAGGCGCTTGAGCTTGGTGCTGACTCTCACCCGACCACTGGTGTGCTAGCGCAAGAAGTGGCTGTAACCCACCCTGATTCTGTTAGCGCAGATCAAGATGGCTGGTTGCATGTTGATTACCGCAAGCTGGTTTAGGAGATAGAACATGGCAGTAGGTAGCTCACAAGCATCAAACCTAAGCGGAATGCTGGGTTCTATTGGTGACACCCTTGGCAAGATGGGTGATACCGGCAATCAGTATGTTGATACCTTCCGAAGATTGCAGGCGCCTGAAGCTGACATGAGTGACTCAGCTAGCCTGCTTAACTATTCAGATTGGGCTAGACGTAATGGCTATGATGATGAGGCCAAGCAGTACATGGCCCTGGGTTACAGGCAGAAGGCTATTGAGGGTGAGAAGGCTTTTAGAACAGGTATTGCGGAGGGGAGTGAAAAGCTAAGGGGATATAACAACTCCATTGATTCGCTTAAAAGTACGATTGAGGGTTATCAAAAGTCAGGCGTTGGGGGTGATCAGTTTGGCCCTGCAGATCCCAAGCTAGAAAACGCAAAGATGGCCTTGGCGAAGATAGAGGGTGAGCGGCAGGTTCTTGTTGGTGAGATGAATGCTCTTGGTAACTCTAGTGATTTTGGTGATGGTAATGAAGGGACTGTTGCTGAAAGACAGTTGATAGCTGAAAGGATTGCGGCAGAAAAAGCCGCAGTGGAGTCCGAAAGGAGCTTTAATGAACTGATGCTTCAGCGCGCGGAGTTAGCTGACTTTGCCCAGAAGAGCGAAAGGATACCGGACGCACTGCTCCCACCTAGTCATAGGGAGGCATACAATAGCGCTTACTTAGCGGCAAAGAATAGCCCGCAGAATCCTGAAGCCGCAATGCGGGACGTTAACTCCAGATTCAGGGGTCCGGGAGACAAGTACCTTGAAGGGCTTGGGAAGGGAGACCCTGCTTCTATAGCGGCGGTAGCTAGCGCAGAGAAACAGCTTAGAGAGATTGACCCTGATATAGCTGAATGGCTTGCTAGCCCAGAGAATGAGACTCTGATTAAGTATGCAAGAGACGAGACTGCTTCCGCGCTTAAATCAAACCCTGATTACAGAGCCGCCTCAGCAGAAGGTAAAACGGCTATAGCCGCAGATACATACAGATCAATTCTGAGGGGATATAACGAGGATCTTGATGAGGCCATTGAAGAGGCAAGGCAGGATCTAATTGAAGATGGCGCTCGTGATGCCAGGGCCGCAAAAGTTAAGTCTGAGGACTACATGCGTGGCTACCCTAAAGGGTGGCATCCCAATGGCCCTGAGTATAAGAAGGAATACAAAGCGGCTAAGAAAGCGGATGGCGCAGAGTTTGATTCTGCGGCATTTGCTGAGGCGTGGAACGCACAGTACTACCGGCCTAATGGAATGAGGTCCGGAACAAACTCATCTCCGACTTCACGGGTTCTGACTAAAGGCCCGTACTAAAACTCAACATAAATGTAGTACGGCACAAAGATGTCAAACAGGTAGAGAAATATGCCAGAAGCTAGCGTTCGAAGTAGTGGTGCAAGTGCCGCAATAGCCGACCCCCTGCTTAGGAAACCCATTGTTGACTGGATGCTTGCCGACATTGGTGTTGATCCGCTTGAGAATGGCTCTGACATTAGAGCATACGTTGATGCTGTTAAGCAGATAGAGTCTAGCGGCGGCTGGAATACTACCGGAAAAGCAAATAAGAAAACTGGCAACAGCGCACTGGGTGATTACCAATGGTTCCCCGTGCCTTTTAAGGAAGACCTGAAGGCGGCTGAGAGGTACTACGAGAAGTCCGGACTTGATGAGCCTAAGTGGATTGATGATGCACTAAAGCATAAAGACCCTAGAAAGCTAACATCAGGACAGCAGGAAGAGCTGTTCATGATTAGGATGTATCGCCTTGCTGACAATGAGGATCTAAGAAAGGCATACACTGGTGATAACGACGCTGGTCAATATATCTTTGCCACTTATCATCACACTGCTGTAGATGAAGACACGCAGGATGTCATGGATGAGTACCTGCCTATATCGCAGGAGGCTCCAGTTGAGAGCGGCAGAGAGCCAGCCACATCAGCACTGGCTAGACAGACAGAGCAGGAGTACGCCACACCTGACCTAACCACTACCCCACTAGAACAGCCTCCTCTGGAAGAAGTAGCCCCCACCCAGCGTGGTCAGATCCCTATACCACAGCCCAGACAGCCAGCTCCGGCCCCAACGCCTCAACTCACGCCGGTAGATGTACCCCAAAGATCTGGCAGGTTCCCAGAGGTACAGGCTAGATCCTCTAGGGTCGATCCTACGCCCCCTCAAGCCCCTCAATTAGAGGAGGTAGTGCCTACCCAGAGGGGGCAGGTTCCTATCTCTGAGCGGCCCGTTGAGGCTGATGAGAATCCGATAGAGCTTGAGGATATTGCTGATGCTCTAGAGCCAGTAAAGGTTGAGGCGTCTCAGGTTGATACTACCTTTGAGCGCGAAGTTATACCCGCAAAGCTAGAGGGTCGGTATCAATCCAGGCTTCCCTCTTATGAAGAAGCGCAGGCAGATGCTGGGCGGCAGAGAAAGGCTAACAAAGCACAGGCGTCAAAGAGTAGTCGCGAGGATGCAATAGCAAGGTATCAGTCAAGACTGCCAGAGGTAGAGCATCGCCCATCAAACGAGTCTGTCAACGCAGTTAAGCTGAGGCGTGGGCTAAGAACGGTAGGTCAGGGGTTAACAGCAGGAACAGGCGACGAGTTAGAGGCGGGGCTTACGGCTCTGTTTAGCGATACACCCTATGCTGATGCTCGCGCAGAGATAATGAAAGACCTTGAGGATCAGAGGGCTGTTCGTCCTGCCACTGCACTATTCCAAGATATTGGCGGCGGTGTTCTAAGTGGTGGCGCATTAGTAAGCCAGCTTGTTAAGCGTGGTTCCTCAGTCGCAACAGCTGGAGCATTAGAAGGCGGCTTAATGGGCGCTGGCTACGGTGAGGGCATAGAGGGCAAGGCGTTATCAACAGCGGGCTTTGCGGCATTCGGCGGGACGCTTGGCAAGGCTGTTGATTGGGCTACCACTCCAAGCTCTAAAGCTATGAGGTCCACCAAGGAGGGCGGTAGGACTCAGGCTGATGACCTGTATGACGATGAGATCCTAACGGTAACCATCAAGAATGACTTACAGCCCGGCAACAAGGTTACTTACAAAGCGCCTGACGGTAGTTTAAAAGAGGTTGAGGTTATCTCTGTCAAAACTGACATGGACAAGAGCAATTTTTACGGCGCCATGGAAGATTTTGTTTTTGTCAGGGATGGTCGCTATCAAATCAAAGTACCTTATAAGGACATAGTTAGCTTTGATCGAACAGGCCGCAGTCCTCTTGGCGCATTAAATGATGCTGAGAAGGAAGGTCAGTACCAGTATGTAAAGGCTGGCCCTGGCGGACGCTACCAGCAAAAGCAGTTCTCTTATCTTGAAGAGGCTCCGATACAGGAGGCCAAGACCAAGCCAAGGCAAAAGGTATTGCGGGCTAAGCGCAATGAGGACGGCTCATACTCTCTAATGCCTAGCGGCAAGGTGGAGTGGGAGCTACAAGATCTCACATGGCGTAATGCCAAGACTGCTGGAGAGTTCTTTGAGGGGACTAAGTACCTCCTTAAAGACTTCTATAACCAGAAGCTAACACCGGCCTCTGACTATGTGATGCGGAACGTGGCTCCTAGAGTTGGCGCTATCTTTCAGCGGTACAGTGAGACAGCACTGCGGTCTAACACCATTGCATTCAAGACAATCATGGAGCCGATGGAGAAGCTGGTTAAGGCTATCGATGATGATAAGAAGCTGAAAGCCCTGATTATGGACTACACCAATCAGAAGAACTTGATTGCGTGGAATGAAAAGATAGCTCTTGCAAGGAGGCAGGTTGGCGATTCTCGTGTTCAGCTTAAAGGTCCATTAGAGCAGACCATTACAACAAGAGAGCAGTTGCTAGAGTACATAGCAAAGGAGTATGGCAACGATCAGGCAATAGCTTTTAATCGATACCTTGATTGGAATAGGGGTAAGAAAGCCGATCATGTTGGTCGGCTGTCAGGCGTCAAGGAATTCACTGAGGATGGCGCTGAGCATATTCATACTCGGAAGATGCGGAAGAACCCAGAAGAGGAGCCGGATGACATCTTTGAAGAGCTGGCTATGCGGGATGACGGCGCGCTTGAGGGTCGTAGTCGGCTGTCTATGATTGACGATCTTGCCGACAGCACTAGGGCGGACAAGGTAGACCGATACTTTAACCCACTGCTGACTGACTTCAGGCGCACATCTAACCTTGAAGTTCTTAATCAGATGGCGCGGTTGTTCAATCTGAAGCGCCCCGCCCCTGGCTCTCAGCCTACTGCTGTATTTGATGAGCTATATCAGACGTTAATTAGCCGTGGTATTTCAGAAGAGAAGGCAGGGATAGCGGTCAAGGCTATGAAGGATGACTTCATTGGGCAGAGCAAGACACCTAACAACTGGCTCCAATTCCTTAATAGCTGGGGCTATGCAGGCTCACTGGCTGGGCCTAAGTCTGCACTGCTCAACCTGCATGACATACCGATGGCGGCTGTCATCTATGGCCCTCATAGCTTTAAGGGCGTATTCAAAAGCATGGGCTACAAAGTATCTGATAAAGGTATTGTCCAGCGGGTGGGGGAATTCCAGAACTACGTCAACGAGCAAATGTCCCTTGGCGCTAAAGATCTATCTAAGCAGTTAGCGGATATGTCGCGTAAGGGTACAGATGTACTAATGAAGTATTCGGCTTTTGGGTGGGCGGATGAGGTAGGAAAGAACGCCATCACCAGAATGATTATTCAGGATGCCGTAGATAACGTCGATAACCTGTCTGCTAAGTGGGGCTTTTACTTCTCTAAGAGTGAGCTAGACACCATAGCCAAGCAGATAAAGAAGCATGGTACTGATGTGCAGTCTTATACAGGCAAGGGCGCAGAGCTAATGGAAGAGCTGTTCTTTGCTGGCCTTGGTCAACAGCAGTTGATATCTAGCGCGGGCCGTCCTCTTGCGTGGTCACGGAATCCAAACATGAGATTCATGTGGGCATTGCGTGGCTTTGCTATGAAGCAGTTGGCGCTCGCACACAGAAACATCATCGACAACATTGCTAAGGGTAACAACAAGGCCGCATGGGATTACATGAAGCGGTACGCCCTGTTCTCTGCTGGCGCATTTGGCTTGCTGAATGAAAGCAGGCAGTGGATGTGGGGTGATGGTGAGTTTACTGCCAGCGGTGTGCTGATGGGCTTTGGCGATCAGATTGTGTCTACTGCCAGCATCAACACCATCGGCCTCAATGATTATCAGTGGGGCAAGATGATGCAGGAAGGGGTGGCTATCACCTTTATTAAGTCGCTTGAGCCTCTTATGACCAGCGTACCTAGAGGTAACCTGGGTGATGTGGTTGATGCGCTGGACGGGGAGTTCAAGAACAACAAGGAATTAAACGTAGGGCAGAGGCTGACGCTAGCACCATCTCAGTTCCCATTGATTAAGCAGTGGAGCAACGCGGCTAGGAATCTTGAGGAAGATATTGGCTTGATGCCTGATCCGCTAGCTCAGTTCAATAAGGTCTACATACAGCAGGAGAAACCTGATGGCTAATAGGTACTTCTTTGTTAGTACCAATCTCTGGTCTTGCGTTTCACTTGGCTTATCACCGGCTGACTAATGCCTGTAGCGGCGGCAATGTCTACCTGCCTATCGCCATTAGCTAGCATGGTCTTAATGGTATCCAATAGTTCCGGCGTGAGTCGCGCCCTTCGCGCCGCAAATCCAGTGGGGTACTGTGCTAGGCCCAGCTTAATAGAATGCTCCACGTTCTCTGCTGGCGTACACCACTCTAGGTTAGAGGCATGGTTGTTAGATTTGTTTCCATCCCTGTGGTTAACCTCTGGCTTATTGTCAGGGTTGGGTATGTGGCACAGGGCAACCAGCCTATGAACACCAGTATGGAGCCTGTGCTTGCGCCCTGACTGAAGGACAACGCGGTGGTAGCCCTTGGTATCAACTTGATGGGAGAGGACACGACCAAGATGGCTGGTAACTACACCGTCCTCACTGACCTGATAGGTGTTGCTGAAGTAATTGTATTCCATGGCCTAGATAATACTACATTGGCAGATAAATACAATCAGTCTTTCTTCCTGCGATAACCCTTTTGATAAAGCTCAATCAATTCCACTAGCTCAGCCGGTGGGGTCTTGTCCTTTGGATACTCAATGATGACGGCAAAGATGATGGTTCCGTCTTCGTCGCCAAACCACCAGGTTTTATCTATCCATTCTTTAATCATCAGTTGTAGCTCACGATCTGATAGCTGGGATCGGCCTCCGCTTTGCGGAACTCAGTGCGGTAATGATCTGAGATCTCCTTGCGGAGTAGCTTGTTGGTCTTGAGGGTGGCATTAGCCTTCTCTCGCAGGATGTCCATGTGGCCCTCGCCATAGATCTTGGTGAGCCAATCAGTGAAGGCTACGGGGTTAGATCCAAACCACTGGTGGTGATAGCGGCAGAGGGTGACGGCATTATCCATACTCCAGCGCACAGATTTCTTGGCTCGTCCGTATATGTGGGCGCAATCAGTACCCTCACCAAAGCAATACTGACAGCGGTGCTGGTCTCTATGGCGCACTGACTTGCTGAACCAGTTATCACACGCTTCCCTTTTAACTCCCATCGTTTTTCCTCATCATCATTAATCTCCACAGGGCTTCCATGTCATTCAGGAAGTTGATGTGAACCCCCTTGTGTGTGCCATGCCCTAAGTCCACGCTCTGAATTCTTGCTTGGTAGTTCTCTATCCCTATCCAGCCATACACCTGCATTACTTCCGGGTTGTCTGTTGGCCTGACAAATACAGACAGATCCCAGTTTGCTTTGGCGTGAGGTGTGCCAAGCAACCACTCTGCTTGGGGGTGGTGGGTAGACTTAACCTGGAGGGAGACCTCCTTAGATCCCACCTGCATATAGAGATCACAGCCGTTATCTATGCCCAAAGCAGAGGGATCAAAGTCAATGTCTAATAGCTTGGCTACCGCTATCTCTGCTTTTAATCCCGGCAAGTCAGCAGACTCACCTGATCTAGAGGTATCTATTAGCCTATCCTGTACACCAGCGGCCCTAGCTAGCTGATACCTAAGAGCAGATGCTTGCTCAGCTCTACCCAAGTCAGCCTTGCCTAGCCTGACGTTGATGGGGTAGCTCACACCCATGTGTATACCTCTAAAAATACAGTCATCGCTATTACCGCTATAAGCGCCCACAGAGCTTCGCTTTGCTTAGCCATCGTCAGGTACTCCTTTAGTGTTTTTGTGCTAGCACGGGGCATTCAAGGCTCCTGAGAGGGGACATGAACTAGTACCCCTGTGTTTCGGTTGACTGCATCCACCAGAATGTCCATTGATTCTGATAGCTGGGCGGCATCAAGCAGGCTACTTCGGTCTACCTTGAAGTAACTTGTGATGATTGGGCGGTAGAGCAGATCCTTAACTGAATGCTCAGACCAAGGGATCTCAAGGTCGGGCTTGAATGGGTGGCTGATCTCAAAGCCAGCCTCATTCAGTGCAGTAGCCATCTGCCTAAACAGTAGATGGATGGTGCGATTCTGCCGGTATGTCCTGTCCATTTTTTGGATGGTGTACACCCGATCAATACCTTGCTCGACTTGATCCTCAATGTAGGCAATGAAAAACTTAGCCGTGTCTTTGTTCTTGACCGTCCATGACTGGCTCATGTGTCCTCCACGCTCTGGTTAACCACTGCTTACGCCACGTTAGGTTCTCGTAGACAGCCTCCCCGGGCATTCCTGCTTCATTCTTAGGCTGGAACAAAACGGTAATGGTGTCTGTTTGCTGTCCCATAACTAGGGCTTGCTTTACTCTTTTGACGGGCCACTCAAAATATTCTGAGATCTGCTTGATCCTGAAGTCTCTGGGGAATGCCGCCAGGATTTTCTTTAGATCCTCTGATGCTGTGCTATCAGGCATCGCCCCATACCTCCCGCAACTTATATTCCTGCGGGATGGCTTCTGGTGTGCGGGTTCGTTTGGCTTCACGGTTAACAGTCATTAGGTATTCGTCCTCTTTCTCAGGGTTGTCTACGACTTCTGTGCTAGCTCCGGGCAAAGGTTGGCCCCAGAATCTTGGAATCCAGTATCTCCACGCATCTGCTATATCTGGTGGACAGTTGGTAGTTAATTCTTTCGGCGGCGGTGATTTTGCCTGAGTGTGCTGGCGCTCCTCTGCCAGCATCTCCAATATCTCAGGTGGTTTGGGTGCGAACTTTCCTATCTGGAAATAATTCTTTAGGACGGTAGTCCACTGCACTGAGCTATAGCTGTTGCTACGGATGATGTTCTGCCACACCTGTAGCTGTTGTTTGTCTAGGTGCTTGCCGTAGAAGCCAAAGCAATATTTAAGGGCGAACATAACGTCGCCCATGTCTTTACTGTTCACGCTCTAAAGCGCCGGAGAGTATGTGTTCAAGGTCAAGTAGCTGACCGTACTCTATTTGCCCCGAGGTCAAGTCAGATGATGAGCTTGTTGCGTTGACTTTGGTAAGTCTTTCTTGCACAAGAAGGAGAAGGTGGTAGGTCTGGGTTGGGTCTACATCTATCATTTACTGCGATACCTCATATGATTCGCTAGCATCATACTCCATGCTTTTAACTAGCACAAGACTAATACTGTATATATGTATACCATTGCTACACTGCCTTATTGGGTAGTACTATCGTGCCTCATTTTTATTTGACATATGTTGCTCATGAATTACGGACAGACATTTCAATCGAATCTAGATAGGTATCTCAAGTATGAGGAGATCTCACACCTATCAATAGCTAAAAAAACCGGGGTGTCACAGAAAACTGTATGGTCTGTGGCGACAGGAAGGTCAACACCCACGTTGAATACAGCCGAGGTCGTGGCTAATGCAGTAGGGGTAGATTGCAGGGTGATGCTGGGCAAGGATCTCACACCAGAGCAAGTAGGAAGGTCACAAAAAATAGGCCGTATGCTGGACAAGATTTTAAATCTAAACAGCGAACAGCTCGCTACTTTGAATGGCGTATTAAAGGCATTTACTAGCACAGAATAGCTTGCAGTAGGATCATAAGGCCTGTTAGCATTACGTTAACGGGCTATTTTTTTGCCCATAGTTAGGACAAGAAGAAATGAATGCAAAGGCAAATATAGATATACCGCCTGAGATTATTGAAAGGCTCAAGGCGGTTGGCGAAACATCAGCCACTGCGCTGTGGGATTGCCACGGCAACTGGATCATCAAGCACAAGGCGCTGGAGAAGATTGCCACTAACGCTGGCATTACCTATTCGGACTGCACTGTGTATGCACCACAACCTGGGCAGGAATACTTTGCTGTCAGTCTGATCGGACACCTCGGTGATCGCAGTGAGTGGAGCATTGGCGAGGCATCTCCTAAGAACTCAAAGAACAACTACTACTTTGCGATGGCTGAGAAGCGGGCAAAGGACAGAGTAATTCTTAAACTGCTAGGGCTTCACGCCTACATCTACAGCGAGGAAGAAGCTGATGAGTTTAAGGAAGCCGCTCCTGTTTCTGGTGGTGATGACTTCCTGCTTGAGCATTCCAATGCTGTGCGGGAGAACATCGAAGAGGTGTACCGAATCAAAGAGTGCATTGCTAACGATGACATAGAGGGTGCGGCTGGTTACTACGCGGACATGAGCCGCGAGGTACAGGTCGCTCTGTGGAAAGCCCCATCTAAGGGTGGTGTATGGACAACTGAGGAGCGCAAGCTGATGTCTGCTGACGGTGAGCTTGCCAAGTTAATTGCCAAGATGAAGAAGGAGAAAGCATGAGCGATGATCGCAAGCCATTACCGGAGACAGGGTTCCGGTGCTATGAGGCCAAGCCTGAGTCAATCACTTGCAACATGGTCATCCTGATCGATGACATGATCCAGTGGTTGCAGAATGAGAAGGCTAGTGGGCAGAACGCCAAGAAAAACAAACAAGGGAAGGACACTCTCTACCTGACAATGATCCCAACCAAGAAGCAGGACGCTAAGACATCCCACTTCTTTGCCTACGATGATTGGAAGCCAAAGGAAAACCAGGGCGGCGGCTATCAACAGCCACGTAATAACGTCACGCCCATGCCGCCTGCTGATGGGGACATCCCTTTCTGACCTAATCACTCACTCTCATGGGTGATCTTTGAGGGGCAGGTTTTTCAGACGTTTGAGCCTGCCTCTCCTTTTTTAACTGGAGATGTATATGTCAATTAAAGATAGCTTCGTGCCATACGATGAACTGCTGGAACTGTTTGGGGTTCAGCGGGTCAATGCACTGTTCCGATGTTTGAATCAAAACAACATTAAGTTTATGTTGGACAAGCGTAACAAACCCTTAGTGTTGCGTAGTGCATTGGAAGGAACCGCTAGTGACCAGTCAGAGCAAGAGGAAACAGTCGTCTTTACCTAAGTATGTCAGCCGTGACCGCCGTAAGGGGGTTATCTATAGGCCGTACCTTGGGCGTGTAGATGGCAAGATACAGTGGGGTAAAAGGGTAAGGCTCTGTTCCTATGACGCTACCCTAGATGAGATATGGCAAGCCTACGCAGAACAAATTGGCCCCGAGCCAAACACAATTAGCTGGCTTCTTTCTACCTACCTAAACTCTTCAGCCTTTGACAAGCTGGGCGACAGAACAAAGCAAGATTATCTCCGACACTCCAGAACTATCAGGTCAAAACAACTACCTGATGGCAGTCTGTTTGGTGATGCATCTCTCACCCAGGTTAATAAGCGAACTATCCGTGGGTATCTGGATACTGCATCTGCTCCGGTCCAAGCTAACAGGCAGATGTCTGTACTGCGGAGAGCGTGGAACTGGACAGAGGAAAGGCAGGACATCCCACCCAATCCATGCAATGGAGTTACACCTAATGATGAGTCACCTAGAGATAGGTACGTCACGCACGATGAGTATGAACTGGCACTAAGCTATGCTCCCCTATGGTTACGCATCGCTATGGAGCTGTCTTATTTATGCAGGGCAAGGCGGTCTGAAGTGTTGGCCCTAACCTATGATGATGTGATTGAAGAAGGGCTGTATGTTGAGCGGCGCAAGCGTTCACAGTCTGAGATAACAGACCATCCCCGCATCTCCGAACTCATTGAGTTATCCAAGACCTTACCAGAAGGCTCCAATCGCATCGTAAGAAACGAGAAGGGTGAACCAGTATCCGCGCATGGGTTCAACTCAGCGTGGCGCAGGATGGCTCTGAAGATGCAAGACAAGCACTTCCATTTCCATGACATCAAAGCTAAGGGTGTGTCGGATATGGTGGGTGAGCAGTGGGCAGGGCATAAATCTAAGAAAGCGTTGGCTGTGTACCAGCGTAGAGCTAGGCGCATCTCCCCTGAGTATGACTAGGGTTCAGTGTTACCCCCAGGGTCATACAGATAAAGGGCTGTAGGCCCGACGATACTGCTTCGTAGACCGACGCTCTATCCAGCTGAGCTAATTCCGCGTAAGGGTTTGCGCTGGATTAGGGGGGTAACAATGTGCTGATTAGCACGATATGTATTGCTCTGTAACCCGCCTAAATACTATAATGCGCAATTACTTTACCCCCCGAGTTACCCCCTATGGAAATGCCAGATTATGTAACGCGAGATGTCCGAAAGGGTACTTGCTACCGCCCATATCTAGGCCGTGTTGATGGCAAGATTAAGTGGGGGAAGCGGGTAAAGCTTGGGCCGCATGATATGCCAACCGTTCGTGTATGGGAAGCCCTTGAAGAGCGAGGCATCTCCATTGTCACGAGAAGTAAGGGGTTTATTCCTTTTCCTACCTTGTCGCGTGACCACAAACTAAACACTGCGTATACCACTCACAAAAACAATGCGCGTGTCCGTGGCATCTCCTTTGAGTTTAGCAAGAAGGAGTGGTACGAGTGGTGGGGTGATGACATCTTAAATCGTGGTAGTGGCGGTGACCAGCTTCAGATGTGCCGCTTCAATGATGAAGGCCCGTATCATCCTGACAATGTATATAAAGGAACACAGCGCCGTAATGTTCGCGATGCCTACCATCGAAGGGTAAGGGCTAGACAAAAATAGGTGCTGGCATTTCGCTCCCGAGGGCCAGCTAACTCGGTGAAAGACCCAGCCTACACACGGAGGCGGCAGGCTAGGCTGGCGAGGGGTATCTTATCCCATTGCCCTCAGTGTGTTGACAACCTGGGTTTTGTTTTCATGCATCTCCGCTCGTCTGATTGCGTGGAACAGGGATGTTGATGCCCATCTAAATGCTCGGTATTGAGCGAAGTGGCCTACTGCCTCTGACCTGTACAGCAGTTGGAAGTGTTCGGCCTTTGCTTTGTT